CACCCAACCCAACACTAAAAACAGGTACAACCCAATCCAGAAATTTCCCCCACTTAGTAGAAGTAACCCCCCCTGCAATTTTAGTTTCTAAAGTACTTTCAACTTTTCTAGATAACTGTACTTTTTCTTCTTTAGTTAAATCGCCCTTCACTTCAATAGGTTGTGTACAATCACCAGAAGGAGTTTTTTGTCTAGGCATACAAACAAAAGCAAAACCAGGCTTAGGTGTTAGAGTTGTATCTTTTGGAGTATATTTATAGTCCATAATCATATTCATAGACATTTGAACAGCTGTATCAACTGCAACTTCTTTTGCTATTTTTTTAGCCCCTGCATTAACAACTTTTGAAGCAACTGCAACCGCATTTACTTCTTGATGAGTAATAGATAAAGGCATATAAAAAATAAATAATGCAACAACAATCAATAAAATTTTCTTTTTCAACTTTTCACCTTCATTCTATAAAAAAAAGAGTGGGGAATTTCCCCACCCCATTAAGAGTTCATTAAGCACGTGCCCCAGTAATTTTTTTGAATAATTTAATACCAACCATAATTCCTGCGATAGCGGCGAATACTGCACCAGCTGCTGGAAGTGCTGCACCTACATTAGCTAATACATCAGTTTGAACTGTTGTTAATAAACCAGATACCATTGTTGAACCTTCACCCATTTATGTAACCTCCTCCCCATTTAATCCCCTTTGTTATGGTGGGTTAAATCCCACTGGCGACATATTAGACAGAACAAATCTTGAATTATATGCCCCAAGTGAGATTTAACCTTTAATGATCTGCAACAATTTTTTTATAGCAAAACCAAACAAAAATGTACTAAATAATAAAATAGTTGATAGTTGAATAATAAAATTAGTTGAGTTCGTCAAATCTACCGTCGATGACCACATTTTTTTTATCCCCCTTTTTAAAATCTCTATAGACTAGGAGAACAATAGTTAGAATCATTAAATCTATTAAACTATGAAGAATTGCCATTTTTTCACCCCTACCATTTAGAAATCTGATCTATAAATACTTTTATTGAAACAACAATAACTATAGCTAAAGTTATAGTGAAACTTCCTTCTATAATTAAATTATTTTGTTCTTCTGTTTTTTCAACTAAAATTGTCATAGTAGTATTTATTGATTCCATTTGATCTGCTAATGCTGTCATTTGACTAGATAAACCAGACATTTGACTAGATAAACCTGATAAACCTTCTATAATAACCGTTTGAGATTCCGAAGAAGTCTGAACGACTGTTTGCATATCCTGTAGATCAGTTTCAGTTTTCTCATTTTCTAAAACTTCCTCTGCTTTTTCTTCTGCTTTAATATCTTGTTCTGTCTGGATCACTTCAACTAATTCAGTAATTGTTTGTTCTAAATTAGTGAAGTCTGGTGGGGTTTGTTCCACCAGATCACCATTTTCCATCTATTAATTAACTTTCTTGATAGATGTAGCAAAGAATTGAGTATTTCCGTATGGTGTACTCAAATCACCATCAAGAACGATTTTTTGGCCTTTTCTTAATTCAGCAAATAAAGATTTTGGAATTAGAATCGAATCATAGGAGATAGTATGATTTTCAAATGTTTCTGGATCTGCAACTTTTAATAAGTGATAAGGCTTGTCCTTTTTTGATATGCCCGACATTTCTTCAATAAATACTAATGGTTTCATTTGATTTCCTCCTTTTTTATGCGAACACATTTTCGCAAATGCAAATATTTGTTCTAAAAATAGTATAGCAAAAGTAATAGTTTATGGAATGGTACAAATAGCCTATTTTGTCGTTATTTATCTTTATTGGAAAGTTTATGTTTCTTCTTAAGATATTTACGACCTGCAATTGAAAAAAGACGGGATTTATTTACCCCATCTTTAGTTAATTGCTCATAGATTTCTGCGTCTACACGCAATGTAATTGTTTTCTTAGGATTTAATACAGGTTTTCTTCCCATTTCACACCGACTTTGCTATACTGAATTTACCTTTAAGAGCTATGCTTAAGCATGGCTTTTTCTTATGTTCTCTTTTAATTCGTCTAGTGTTGTTTTATTTCCTCTGAAGTCATTGATTAAATCCCAGTCATTATCCTCTATTTTTTCAAATCCATCTTTTATAAAATTATCAATCATATGCTTTGAATCTTCTGGAAATGCGAACGTTAACATTGCCAAAGTTTTTGTTACACTTTTATCAATCCAAGTATATTTTCTTTCAATACTTGCCGGAAGTGGTTTTGTAGTTAATTTAACTTTTTCAGCATCACTTAAAAACTTTTTCCAAAAGTCTGCTAGATCCCAACGACTTTTATTAGAATCATTGGATTTTTTTCCATTCACATACCCTTCACGCCTAAAAGCTATGTAATTTTTTAATGTTCCTGCAATTATCATTCCCATTGGAATATTAGTTGTAGCCATTAAAACAACAAATGCTTGTGCTCTTTCATCCCTCGCTTGAATTTCTGTTCTATTCCAGATTGTACACCCTTCTGGAACTTCTTTTCCCTTCATAGCTTGTTCAATTAATTTTTCATAAAATCTTACTTGTATACGTGAATCTGGTTTACCAAAATACAAAGTATATCCTAACTCTTCGCCAGTTTTAATAATTATATTATTAATTCTTTTTACACTTCTAAATAAAGAAGTTACATGAGCATTTCTTAAATATTTTATTAAATTTGGTATTTTAAAATATCCTTCAAAATCATCAAGTGCTAAATCTAAACGAGTAACATTTGCAATTACATCATTATGTTGTGTAATTCTCCGAAATAAATCTACCCAATCAAGATTAGAATATTTTTCAAACGTCCTACAAGCACTCCCAGACATCTCAACATGTATTCCCATATTTTCTTTACCATTGTACATAACTTTAATTCCATTAAATGACACAATGTTTTTGTAACCATAACTTCCACGCGGTAAATCTTTGAATTCAAACTCATGCCCTTGAAAGCCTAAAATACGTAAAATGTTAAGAACTTCTTTTTCCTCGTGGAAAGTGCAACTAAACCAGTCTACACATGAGGTTAGACCCTTAGCCAATGTATTTTGTGCCCCCCTGTTAGTGTACGGGGGCACATTCTCGATCGTCGTGTTATTCGTGCCCATTCAATAATTTTCCCCCTTTGAAAATTACTATATTACAATATATAAAAAGATTAAGAGAAGAATAGCTAAACTCCCCCTACCCCCTCAAAATTGAGGGGATTCCCTCGCCGGAAGGCAGTTCCTCACGATTAACGTGAGAAACAACAAGAGGGTGTAATCAATTATTCAAGTCAAGGCATAAATTCCCTTCGGTCAGACATTTATACTTGACTTAAATGCTCAAATTACTTTCCTATTGTGTTTTTTTCCTCTAAATATTTCGTAGCAAAAAATAATGCCTCTTCAAGAATTTGTGTAACAGTTAGATCCTTTACTGGATAGTCCTGTTCAAATTTTGATGTTCGATACTTTTGAAATTCTTCTACATAGTCATTGATTAAATCTGTATCAATTCTTGCACTTATTTGTTTTTTGACTGTCATGTAACTACCTCCTGTCATGTGGTTAATTACATTGTAATACATTGTAATACATATGTAAAGCGTGATTATCAGATAATTTCCATAATAAATAAAATTAAATATGTACTAAACGCAAATATTACATCCAATATTTTCTCCATAGTTAGTGCTCCTTTCCTACAGGATCAAAAGCCCAAGGGACCCCCGGCAGAGCCGGACCCTTACGCTTTTGCTTCCTGTTCGGTTGAATGTACTCTGCTAGTATTAAACTTTTTAAGTGTGTCATATCTTTCAGCTACTGACTTTCTATAAAAATACAATTTAAGTTGACCTTTCGAATTTTTTACACCATTCCAGAAGGAAACTCCACCAAATAAAGTTATTCTAAACAAAGACAACCAAGAAAAATAAATCATGTTATTTAATTTTTTATACTGAGTTTCATACTCACAAAGTTTACGGATCTGTTTATCTAATAACCCTGTATCTTGAGTTATAAAAATCACATCATAACCAAACTTTCTAGATTCTGTTAAGAACTCGATCCAGTCCATTCTGTCTGGTCGATTCCAAGTGCGAGCGTTAAAGGGTATTGAAGCTTCATCAAAAATAATTAATGCACTTCCTTCTTTTTTATCCCAACCCATTTCCAGTGATTTATCTATTAAATATTGAACAGTTAACTCTTGATTATTTTTAAATATCCATCTTGTCGGTTTTGTTTTTACTTTTCTAAATCGAGAAAATAATGTTTTCTTTTCAGTTACAGGAAAATTTGCTATTACATATCTTTTACCTAGCATTGCATCTGCCATTTGAGTACCATCTTTAACAGCTGCATAACTTTTACCACTACCAACAAACCCTGTACGTAATTCTATTGACATTATTTAACCATCCTCACTATTCTTAAAATATGTTGGATACCGTACCACAAAATTACTAAAATCAAAATCATACTAAAATGAGTAAGCATTTCAGGAATAGGAATGAAATAGCCTATCAAATTTCCAAACTCACCCCACTGTAAAGGTTTAAATTCCCAAGGAATCGAAGGCAAGAGAGCAATTAACCATCCTAACGTATCTGTTATAGTTTCCAGTACATAATCTATCAACATATTAAAAAACTTCACCAAGGCACACCAGAAAGCATATAAGATACTCAATTAATCACTTCCCTTCGTAAATCTATAAATTGCATAGATCAAACCAATATCAAAAATTATTAATAACAATGGTCTAGTAAAGTTAGTCCAATTTGCAAAATAATCTGGAAAGCCTATCTTCCAAGTTTTTATTTGTCCGTTAAATTCAAATTTATATTCGAAGTTAGGTTCATTACTTCCTATTTCTGAAAAGGCTGCATTAAACATTCTTTGTAGATCCCAAGGAATAGAAAACGGAAAAGATGTTGTAAAAGCATTTGTTAAAGGTTTGAAATCTGGTTTTTTTAATCTTGTACAAGATAAACCCTCTAAATCACCTTCTGTTATTTCATCATCTTTTGCTGGTAATTTTCCATCTTCACTAGGACTTGGATTTGGATTTGCAACAGTTGGTTGTTTTTTTATTGATTTACTACCATCTGCATTTTCAGTAATTACAGGACTACCGACTGTAACGTTATCTTCAGGAACTTCTACACCTGTTTTAGTTTTAAAACCGGTTGTTCCATCTGGTTTCGCATATGGTAATAACGTTTCTCCTGTATCTGTTTTAGTGAATGGTAAAGAACCAGGTGCAGGAACTTTTAAATTTGTATTAGCTTGATTAGTTCTAGGCATATCTAATTCATCAAATCTAGGTACAGATGTTTCATTACCTTCAATCGGAGTATTTAAATAAATAGAAGTATGAGTAGGTGGTCCTGCACTCAATATCGCAGATTGTAATCTATCGGGACTAACCAAACCTCCAATTGAATTATCCCATTTAACCAACTCGTCAAATTGCTTTTGATCTATAGAATATGGAACAACGTCTATAGCATCATTTGGACTAGTAAAAGAACCGCCATTATAAACAGAAAAAGAAGCTGTTTTATTCGAATTATTAATGGTGTATCTAAAGTGAGTAATTCTTTTCTTTACATTACCTACGTCAGAATAAAACATATATTGTGTAGAAGAAGTTTCTTTTAGATTATAGGTTACACTTGCCCTAGTACTACCCTCTCTGGCAACAACTTCATTTAACATAGATTTAGGAACATTAATATTTGGATTTTGTTCGTTTACAGTAACACCAGTAATTAGACCCATAGAAACCATTGAATCGTATCCAATTTCGTCAAATAAATCCGAAACATCACCATTAATTGCATAATCAATTACGGCAACACCCAACCCAACA